ATTGATATACACATCTGCATCAACGTGTTTCAACAATTCATTCTTTGCAACATCAAATCGAAACTCAGGTATGTCTAACTCAACAGTAGTGATACCAAGTTCTTCCGATAACCGAATAGTATCATCAGAAGAACCTGTATCACCAATCAAAAGAACATCAGCATCCTTAGCAGACTCATACCACCGATGAACGTGTTGTTCTTCGTTCTTAGCGATGGAATAGACGCATATCTTCATTATGCCGCCTCAGCATATTCTAAGGCGGTTGCAAGTGCATTGATGTTCCGATCTTTGTTTTGACCATACCACACTGACTGCATTCGAGTGTCTGGATTATGACCCATCTCGTGATTGGTCATATATGTCACGGCGTTATATGCGCTCCACCAAGTTCCCTCACCGTGTTCAGCACCGGGTTGTGTGTGGATCAATTCCATCGCTCGTTTTGCATTCCGTGATACATTTGCGTCACCTTTTTTCAATGACTTCATCAACTCATCGAATGACGGTGAATTTTTACCAGTAACACCTGTCTTCGGAAATACACGGTTGAAGTATGTGAAGAGTTCGTCTTCTTTATATCGTTTTGTTGCAAGGAACTCTGACATCTCACGATACGACTCAAGTTTCTGATGCGCTTCGTTCAATGAATCTTTCACTCGTTCAGCATCAAACTCAGAACAGTGATTCAAAGAAATACCAAGTGACGCTTTCCCTTCGAGTGACAATGATAACGTGTTATTACAAACCACACGAATAGGAGTGAATCGAACATCAACACCTTTACCGAACTGATGTGGGTTTGACAGTAACAAATAAGAGTCAACCTGATCCTTACCACCAAACAGTGAAAACGACTCATTGACCTTTGCAAGTGCCCAAATCATCTTACCATCTTTCAATGAACCAGCAGTATGCATTTCCATACCACCTGCTTTGACATACTCATCAAAGAATCCAAATGCATCTTCATTCTGAACTGGATTCCAATTGTCCGATACAATGTCGAGATACTGACCGTCACTTGAACGAACCAATGCTTGTTTCTTTGGAGCACGTTCAAATGCATTATTCTCATTCTTATAATACACATCGTGTTTTTCTACACGCCAGTCAAGACCAGCAACCTCGAGCATCTCTTGTGGTGACAGATCAGGTTCAACCTGAGTTCCGAGACCGTGCCAAGGAACTTCACCTACGTATGCCATTTGTGCTTTACCATTCTTCATTTCAAGTTCGTGACTCATAATATAATCCTTTTTTCAATTCAGTAATAATATTTTATCAAAAAATTAGATGAGTGTCAATCGTTTAATTCACTTTTTAAAGAAAATGTCAATCATTTGATTTACATTTTTCAACTAACTCTTCACACCAAGATATAGCGTCAGCCATAGTTGGAAAGTAACAATGCGGCTTATCACTTGAGTCGCCCCAAAGCACATATCTCGAACCTGTAAGAATTGACAAGTTTGCACCACAAGGCCGAATAGACCAACCGTTTTCAAATAAAATTTTACTATACTGTTCTAACATAATATTCTCCTAAACTAATAAATTAACCAATGAAAGCCGAAGTGCCATCGTTATAGACAGTCACCTTGATAGACCGAGAACCACCAACCAACCACGCACTAAGCGCATCATCAGTGCTGCAATTGATAGCAGTGTACTCCCAAAAGAAGTCAACATCACCGAACAAAGCACGGACCTTGGCCACCTCATTGACCAGAGTCTCATTGATGGGTTTGGTGATATGCTCACCGGCTTCAAGAGCTGTAAAATTAACTGTTTTCATAATTTTTTCCTTGTATATTTCCCTATCTGATGTAATCATTATAAAATAAATGGTGAAAAAAGTCAAATTTTTATTCCCTTTAAAATCAAGGACTTATAATTTTTTTCATTTATTTTTGAGGGAAAAACAAAAAAATCCCAGATTCCTAATGAAATCAAGGACTTACCGAGGAGCAGAGATTGAGAAAAAAGGTGAGGAAAATCAGAGACTTAGATGAGTCGTCCTTCGGTGTATAACTGAAAGTACTTTCTAACCATTTGTTCATAATTTGAGACTGGTTCAGAGAAAACAATGGGATTATCATCATTGACTGCCATCAGAATGACAATCTGTTCAATGTCCATATCATAGTGTTCTTTGACCATAATCGAGTATGCCGCCCCTTGCATAAAGTAGTTGAGAATTTGGTCTTTTGTCTTAGGTCTGTTTGAGGTCTTGAAGTCAAGAACAGTCGGAACGCCATCATAACGACAGATGAGATCAGCGGTCCCTGCAGTCCTGAGTTGATCAGAATACATTTGAAGTTCAATACCATAAACCTCATCTACATTCTCATCTAAGAATGGTTGAATGGTCTTGAACTTTTCAACAGGAATAGGCATTGCATCTTTCCAAGTCGGATCGTTCAATACATACTTCTCTGCGATGTTATGAACTGCAGTTCCAGCGGCGGCTGCCCGACTTCCGATCTTATTGGCAACATCGTGACCAACTCGATTCTTCCATCTTTGAATGCCCTTACGACTCAAATAAGAAAGGGCTGTAGTCACCGAAGGATAGTATTGACCGTCTTCAGTGACATACAGCCGCTTTCCGTCTTCTTGAACTCTTTTGAGAGTCTTTGGTTCAAATAACTTATGCACAAAATTCATAATATAAAACTTCTATTTTATTCGGCGAGTTTGGTCATCTCAATTTCACCAATACAACGTTGAAAGATAATGCCGCCAGGCGTTGCACCACGACACTCTTCCACCCACGCAACCAGTTCATAATCAACCAGAAGTTTACCTTCTTCGGTGAAACTCAGTTCTGCAAGTCCAATCTCTGGACCCAGATCAAACTCCCCTGAACCCATAAAACCCGCCTCGGGTTCGTGCAGCGCGACCACGCAGGGAAACTCTTCACAGGTCTGACCTGCAGTAAGAAATGCACTGGAACCGTCTTTGCGATACAAATACCAAGTGAATGCGTGACCGTGGCCAGTATCACGGTTGATTTGCACACCGTGACCGGGGTTGTCTGCATCATACCACATACCTGCTTGACCGAATGCCATTGCGGGGACGAACAACAAAATTGACAACAATAGATTTTTCATTTTACTTTCTCCTTTAGGTTATTATACTATTTATCAAGCGCAAAGGTCAATCTCTTCACGCGCTAAAATGTACTCTTTTACCAATGTCGATCTCACAATATCATCTGCAATAAACTCAACGTGTTCAAAGTCTGAAAGTTTATCAATCACTTTCATAAATTGATGAATACCTTCACGTTCAGACTTTCTTGTCAAATCACTCTGACGAAAGTCACCACAGAAAATCACTCGACAGTTTTCACCAAGACGTGTAATGATTGAATCAATCTCGTGAAAGTTCATATTATTGATCTCATCTACGATCACAATACTGTCATTGAGAGTTGTGCCACGCACAAAAGAGGTGCAAAGGAAATTGACCAGTTCTTTGTGTTTCAGAATGTCGTATGCGTCACCACGACCAAACAGTTCATTACAAATTGCCTGATACGGAAGTTCATACACGCCGATCTTATCTTGTTCTTTGCCTGGAAGAAATCCGATGTCTCGTGTTGGAACGACACTTCGAATAATTGTTACATTGTTATACTCAGCACGGTTTTCATAAAACAATTCTTGAAATGCGAGATACAATGAAATAAACGTTTTTCCTGTACCCGCCATTCCGTGGAGAAGCATATGCTTATCATCATCATAAGCATCGAAAGTTAGTTGTTGACTCCACGTTTTTGGTTTTATTTCTTCGAGTTTCAAGCCCTTTTCTGGAATATGTTGTCTGTCATCAAGTGTTCCATTCTTACGTAACTTTCTCTTCTGCTTTTTAGTGAGTGACATAAGTGGCCTTTATTGTGTGAGTTTAGAATGTTTCTATATTAGCACCTCTTCCACTTGCTTTCTTAATACTTTTAAGAACATCACGAAACCCACCGTCGGGTTTTTGACCCGTACCACTGATCAAAGGTTGAGGTATGATTACTTGCTCGAGGTGGGGATGATCTGCCTTGAACTCATCAAGCTGTGAGATTTTGAGGGTGAGCTCAAACTGTTCGTCTGTCTCTTTGTTTTTGAATGTATAGGTAGGCATTGTTCTTATTTATACTCTTTTAGTATTCACAGTCATAACCATATTCCATTAGATCATCGATGTTGTTTGATCTCAATGCATTTTGAACTTTTTTATGGTTACGGTTTTTTTCAGGCGACTTACGACCGAAGTCATTATATTTTTGTTCATCACGTGAAAACGTTCTAACTCTTGTATTACTCATTTTTCCTTTTCCGGTAGAATGTTGGGGAATGCTTCTCTTACAACTTTTTCCGTGATTCCCTTATACGGCATCTTCTTATCCTTGATCGCAATCAACAGTTCCGCGTCCTTTGGATCAATTGATTCTAATAACTGGATAAACAAAGTCTCTCTTCGAACTGGATTCAAATCTGGATTACCACCTTCAATGAACAAATATAGGCGTCTTGCTTCATTGTATAACATATTTTCATTATCAACCGCTTCACACTTTTTGAAAGGTGGTTCGCCTGGTGGTAATGCGAATTGAATGTTCGGATCAAATCTATATTTCAATAGTGTTTTCAAAAGTGTGTTCGGATGGTGCGAACGAAGAAATGCTACACGATCTTTTCGACCTGTAATCTCCGATGCTTCTTTTAGAATTGTACTAATCGCTGGTAACTTCATCTCAGAATTCTCCAATTTTTTCTGTAAGGTTTTTTAGTTTATTTGCAATAAAATAGTTGAACAAGTGACTACGATCACGATTCTCTTGTGCGTTATACTGTTCAAGAATCTGATCTCGAATATCATCTGGAATCATCTCAAGATCAATCAATGCGCGATTTCGATGCCAGTTACGCAATTGTTCTGAATCAAAGACATCTTTCGGTTCAACACCATTCAACAACTGCGTCATCCATTCTTTCAGTTTCTTAGATGTCACTCTGCGTTGGCGACCCTCTGAAATAAAGATATCATCTTCACT